GACCCACGCGTGGAAACCGCATGGGTGGTGGAGCGATGGCGGCAATGTCTACCCGACGCACTGGATGCCCCTGCCAGAGCTGCCCGAGGCCCCCCGATGACCCGCCCATCCGACTACGACTTGGGGACAATGGAGGGGATTGTGCGGACGGTGGAGGCGATGGAACGGGCGAGCCAATTCGCGCACGTATGGCGGCTCAACCTGTCTGACCCCGCTAGCGCCGCTGCCGCCGCTGCCGGCACCTACGCCACCGAGGCCGCCCACCACGCGCGGCGGCTGCAGGGGGTGGCGGAACTCGTGAGCGTGTCCGGAGACCTCGCGGCGTGGCAGGAGTGGCGGGAACGGGGGAAGGCATGAGCCTGCATCCAGAAGTGGGCCGGTGGTACGTGGCGGCCGGGAACTGGTGTGTCCAAGTGCTGAGCGGGTGGTCGCTGTCGCCGCGCTGGGGCTACGAGCGCGAGTGGTACGACGGCGACATGCTCTCGTTCGGGTTCGGCTGGTTCCATGTGCTCGTGATGTGGTGGCCGTGGCAGGAACGGGCCAAGAAGGCCGAGCGGGCAAGGCGGGCAAGGAAGGTATGCCCCGACTGCCACGGCACGAAGACGTCCGGCGAACGGGCCGCAGACGGCGCGCCCCTGGTCTGTACCGCGTGTCAGGGGGGACGGCGATGAGCGACGGGCTCGTGCTGTTCCTGCCGTGTGTGCCGCCCAAGACGTCACATCACGCCAAGCGCATCGTCAAGATCGGACGCTTCTCCCGCCTGGCCGACAGGCCGGAACTGGTGGAGGCGAAGGACACGATCGACGCGCTGCTCCTGCGGCACCAGCCGGCCAGCCCGATCGGCGGGGACGGGCCGCTGGTGCTCGACATCGAACTGACGTGGCCCTGGCTGAAGTCCGACAGCAAGAAGGCCCGGGCGTGTGGGCGCATTCCGCACGACACCAAGCCGGACTGGGACAACGCGGCCAAGACGCTGACCGACCGACTGGCGGCGCTGCGGTTCATCGCGCAGGACAGCCGCATCGTCGACGGGCGGGTCCGGAAGTGGCGTGGCGACCAGCCGGGTATCGGCATCGCGGTGCGGCCGTGGGTGTCTGACGGCGTACTCGTGATCTACCCCTCGCCGCGATTCCATGAACTGACCAGTGTGGCGATTTCGAGGCTCGCGCAGTCATGACCGCCACCGACATCCGGCGCGCGGCCCTGTGGCTGCGCCAGCAGGCGCGCACGGCCGGCGCGAAGCAGGCCGAACACCTGACGGACAAGCGTCATAGGCCGCGTCGGGACGTGGAACGCATTCCCCGTGACATGAAAGGACGATGGACCCGTGTCTGACCTGATTCGCATTCAAAAGAGCCACACCGCCGACAGTCGTACATGCGACGTGACGCAGGTGTCTCGTGCCACGCTGCTCGCCAGTAGTGAGCAGCACATTGACGACGTGCGGCGTGCGCTGTTGTTCTTCATCAACGGGATGGCGCATGCGGCCGAGCGCCACGATGCCGACAAGCTCTCGGACATCGATGGGTTCTACAGTAACTTCCAGCACAAGTTCTCCGAGGGGCACACCGACTGGTGGGAGCGGCACCGGAAGCTCAATCGGCACCATCTCACCGAGGCCGATGGCGTGCCTGACGACGTGAACCTGATCGACGTGCTCGACTTCATCGCCGACTGTGTGATGGCCGGCATGGCGCGGAGTGGGTCGGTGCGCCCGCTCGACATCGCCCCGGACGTGCTCATGCGCGCGTTTAAGAACACGGCCGCGCTGCTGGAGCGGTCGGTCGTTGTGGAGGAGCCCACTCATGTCTGACCCCCGAGACATCTACGCGCCGTCCCTGAACTGGGCGCCGCCGACCCGTGACGACGCCCCGACGCCCCTGCAGGACACGGCGCCGCCGGTCCCGTGCGACCCGCGCAACCCGTACTGGTCGGCGTCCTGCCTCGAGCGGCCCGTGCACCAGGCGCCGCCGGCGCTGCTGGTCGATGACGAGCAGCTCGTGCCGACGGTGCGGTTCGATCCGTCGGTGGACCTGGGCACGCATCAGGTCGCGCACGACGTGCCGGAGCCGAGCGTGCTGCTGCTTGTGGCGCTCGGGGCCGCCGCGTGGAGGGCACGACGGTGAGTCTGGTTCTGCGGGTGCTCCCGACACGCTGGTTGAAGGCGCGACAGCGCATCCCGAGACGCGTAACCCCACGGTCCCGGTAAAGGTGCCGCGCGCCAAAGGCTACGCCTACGTCGACATCGGCGACGCCGTGCTGTTGGCGGTGTATCTGGTCCGCAACGGCGATCGTGAAATCTGCTTGCCCCATAACGAGGCAGCGAGCGCGGCCTATCACCGACTCAAGGCCGCACTGGGCGGCGCTGCGAAGTGATGGCCGAGCAGCCGCGCCCCCTTCGCGGCTTTCAACGGCCCGGCGCCGCGTCGGCCGCCGGCCGGAAGGGACACGCCCTCGGCGTCACGCGCCGATGGACACGCGAAGAAGCGCAGGCGGCGGCACGCAAGGCCGTCGCGGTGCGCCAGATGAGGACGAACCATGGCACCACGCAAGGCACCACCGACGGCGTTCAAGCCGGGACAGAGCGGGAATCCGGCCGGACGGAAGGCGGGCATCCCGAACAAGGTCACGAAGGAGATTCGTGAGATTGCCCAAGACCTGATCGGCAGCACGACGTATCGGGCACGGCTGCAGAAGAGTCTGGACGAGGGGAAGTGTCACCCGTCGGTCGAGACGATGCTGTGGCACTACGCCTATGGCAAGCCGAAGGAGACCGTCAAGGTTGAGGGCGGGCTCGAAGTGCTGCGGGTCGTGATCGAGAAGTGAGCGCGCCGACAGTCTCCGGCGAGCGGCTGATCCGGCTGCACGCACAGCAGGGCCAGGTGTTCGAGTCGCCGAAGCGATTTCGGGTCGTCGCGGCTGGTCGACGCTGGGGCAAGACGGTGCTCGGCGTCATCTGCCTTCTGCTGTCGGCGGCGGCCAAGCCGGGGCGCTACTGGTACCTCGCCCCGGAACTGAAGCAGGCCCGCGACATCGCGTGGAAGACACTCGTCACGCTGGTGCCGCGGTCGTGGCTGGCGCGTCCGCCGAACGAGAGCCGGCTCGAGATCGAACTGCGCAACGGGTCGGTCATCGCGCTCCACGGCGCTGACCATCCAGACAGCCTGCGCGGGCGCGGCATCGCCGGCATCGTCATCGACGAGTACGCCGACACGAAAGAGAACCTCTGGGACGAGATCATCCTGCCGTCACTGCTCGACACGGGCGGGTGGGCGCTCATCCTCGGGACGCCGAAGGGCTTCGACCACTTCCACTCGCTGTACCAGCAGGGGCAGGACGCCGCCTATCCCGATTGGGCCTCGTGGTCGTTTACGACGGCCGACTGCCCGCTGTACCGGGACAAGCAGGAGGAGTTGCTCTCAATTCGTCGGCAGTACGAGCAGCGCGGCCAGCTCCGCATGTACCTGCAGGAGTACGAAGCCTCCTTCGAGTCCAACGCGGGCTACATTCTCGGTGCGATGTGGAAGCCGACACACACGGTCGGGCCTGACGACGAGCAACTCCTGGCGGCGGGGTGTCGACTCGGGCAGATCATCCCGTGGCACGTCATGGACGACCCGCAGTGGTTCCCGCCGAAGGGCTCGGTCATCTACGGGTCGGTGGACTACGGCTATGGGGCGCCGTGGGCGGCCTACCTACACGCGGCGCTGCCGAACGGGCACGTTCGCACGTTCTACGAGTGGTACGCGCAGGAGGTCCGCGACGTCGACCAGGCCGAGCGAATGCGCGACGCGATCGCGTCCCTGATGGGCCGCGGCATGGCCCGTCCTGAGTTCGTCGTGCTCGAACCGTACATGTACGGCAGCCGGCGCGAGATGGGGATAGCGAAGACGATTGCGGAGGTCTACGATGACATCCTCGGGCAGTCGTTGCATGTGCCGCTGATGCAGGGCGCGGGTGGTCCGGCGGTGCGGCTGTCACGTCCACAGCGATGGATGGCGGCGCTGGCGGTGGGGCCGCATGGGACGCCGCACTGGTCGTGCACGACGGCCTGCCCCAACCTGATTCGCACGGTGCCACGCGTACCGTGGGACAAGAAGAATCCGAACGTGGCCGATGGCGAGAGTGACGATCACGCGTTCGAGAGTGTCGGCCGGCTGTTTGAGGCGCGGCCGGTCGGGCGCCCGGTGAAGCCGGAGGATGTGCTGCTCCAGAAGGAACTGGCGCGGCTGGACCCGCTGAGCCGGAAGGAAGCGGAGCGGGTGGAAAAGGTCTTCAGCCCGAAGGCGCCGCGCAACGGCACGTTCGGGCGGTGGTGAGGCAAACGATGAACCGATGGCGGTGGCTCAGTCGTCTGTATGCGGCGGTGTTCGGCTACTTCTGGATGCCGTGCCCGGTGTGCGGTCGCTTCTTCGGTGGGCACGAGGCGGGAGAGTTCGCCGTCTATCGGCCGGGATTGGCGATGGGCCGTGTGACCTGCCGGGATGCCGCGTGCGAGGCCGTGGGCAAGGCGTCGACGGACGCGCACTTCTGGGAAGTCATCACGGACATTCGGGGCGGGCCTTCGATTGTGGCGATGCTGGCGCATCTTCCGCCGTACGTCGAACGTTCTGCGGCGGGCATCACGGGTCTGCGGGACTACGACGTCGATGCGCGGATTGACCAGGCGCGGGTGCGGCCATGATGAACCGACGACAGTTCTTCGCGCGGATGGCCGGCGCGGCGGTGGCCACGCAGGTCCCGCTGCCGGCGCCGGTGCCGGACATCAACCGGAGCACGTTCTGCTGGTCGCAGTCCGTGGGCCGCAACATGGCCGTCGCGCCGGGGCAGGTGCTCACGCTGGAGAGCATCGCGCGAGGCATGGCGAAGGTCGAAGCGCAGCGGGCGGACCGGGTGGCCTGGATGATCACGAGCGTGGTGCCAGAGTGACGAAAGCCGAGTGGGACGCCGCGATCCTGGGCCTGCCGGTGCGCGCCAACGGGGGCGCTGTCGTGGTCCCCGTGTCGGGCGAAGTGATCGGGGTGGGTGGGTTCCGGTACGAGGACGGCGAGCTCGTGGTGGACGTGCTCGTGCGGCGGACGGTGGCGACGATCACTTTTGACGGAGACGCCGATGGACCCACTGACTGACGAGCAGGTCGCGGCCAAGCGATGCGGGTGCCTGTGCCTGTTCGAGGGCGACCATCTGCTCCATGAGTGCGCGTACCACATGGCGATCCGGCTGGCTGCGGCGACGCTGCAGTGGCAGCCGATCGCCACGGCGAAACAGGACCCTCACGAGTTCGTCCTGCTGCACTCGCCCGCGTGGCCGCAGCCGGAGGTCGGCTGGTGGGTGGATGACTCGTGGCTCGGGCCGTACTGGGCGTATGGCCAGAAGAGTCCGGCCGCGCAGCGCGCGCAGCCTCCGACACACTGGCTGGCGATCCCGGAACTCGTCACCTCAACATTGACTCCAGCCTGACACGCGACCAGCGTGAGGATCGGCGCTATGCCGTTCCCCTTCACGCTGTTCCGCCGTCCGTTGCGGTCCACTCTCCTGCGCGAGCTGGCGGTGGCCGAGGCGCGTCTGGAACTGACGGAACGGGAGTGCAGCGACCTCCGTGAGCGCCTGGCCACGACGACGCGCGAGTATGCGCGGTTCCGTGACCAGGTCTTCGCGCGGTCCGGTGCCATCGTCTCCCCGGTGGCCGAGTCCTCGGCCCCCTCGCAGGCTCCCCCTCTTGCGAGCGTCTTCCGTGCCCTGGCAGTCACGTCCATCCGTGACAACCGTGAGGGCTTTCCTGAGCCGGCCATGTCCGAGACGTGAGCCGGTCGAAGGACGCCACGCCCGAGCAGCGCCGCGAACAGGCCCAGCGCCTGATCCAGCGGTGCATTGACGACGCCAAAGGCCAGCACGCCCGCGCCGGCCGCGACCGCACGAACCTCGAAAACACGATGTTCTGGCGGGGCGGTGAGGAGGGGCAGTGGTCGGTCTTTCACGAGGACCGCAAGCAGTTCGTCCCGCGCCCCTTCGACGGTGAGGCGGGCCTGCCGGCGTATGTCCCGCGCTGTGTCACCAACATGTTCGCGGTGCACGTCGACGGCATCGCCTCCCTCCTGAACCAGTCGGTTCCGGGCAAGACGTACGTCCCGATGACGGACGACGAGGAGGACCGCGCGACGGCCGAAGTGGCGGAGGACGCGGTCCCGGTTCTCGAGGACGAGATCGGGTATGCGTCGCTCAAGCCGCGCATCAATCAGCTCATCACGCTGATCGACAAGGTCGCGGTCGTCTACTACTTCGACGCCGACGAGAAGCACGGCACGGAGCCGGTGCCGCTGCTGCGCTGCCAGGAGGAGGGCTGCGGGAAGGTCGTGGACCTGACCGAGACGGGCGGCGTGGACCTCGAGGCGATGCGGGGCAATCCGGAGGTCGAACCCGAGACGGTCTGCCCGCACTGCGGCAGCACGAACCTCGCGGTCGATGTGGACCCCACAACGTTCATCCCGGAGCACGTCAACATGCCCCGCGGCAAGTTCTGCGCGGACCTGTGGTCGTCCTTCGAGTTCTCGCTCCCGTCGACGGCGACGGTGGCCGACGAGCAGCAGAGCGCGTGGGTGCTCGGGCATCAGGATATGCCGATCGAGCAGGCGTGCCGGCTGTGGCCCGACTACGCGGAGGCCATCCGGCAGCAGACCGGGCGGTCTCGCACGGGCAGCCTCGCGGCGCAGTACGCCACGACGCTCCGCGGCATGTCGGGCCCGCACGGCAACGGCACCTCGAGCCGCGGCACCGACAACATGGTCACGGTCTACCGGCTGCAGCACGATCCGGTCGACGAGCCGGACCTGTCGCTGCCGGAGGGCCTGCACGGCGTCATGGTGGGAGAGGTGCTCGTCGAAGAGGGCCCGCTGCCCCTGGTCGACGAGAACGGCCGGCCGCAGAAGTCGATCATCATCCGCACGTTCGCCACGGCCCCGCACAGTCCGCACGGCAAGCCGCCGGCTGACGACCTGGTCCCGATGCAGAAGTCCCGCAACCGGGTCGAGTCGCTGATCGAACTCATCCTGATGCACTGCGCGGCGCCGACGACCTGGCTGCCGGCGAGTGTCACGCTCGAGGACACGCCCTCGGGCGCCCCGGGCGCGTTCAACCGGTTCCGGTCGCTGACGCCAGGCGACCATCCGATCACGGAGCGCGGCCAGAATCCGCCGGAGGGGCTCTACAAGCGCCTCGAGCAGATCGACGCGTCCATGGAGAAGGTCAGCCGGCTGAATGCCGTGCTGATGGGCGACCGTCCGTCCGGCGATCCGACGCTCGGCGAAGTCGAGATCATGCAGGAGCGCGGCATGGCGGCGTTCCGGACGCCGCTGGATCACGCGATCGAGTTCGAGAAGCGCCAGGCCCGCCTGCTGCTGCAGTACGCCCGCCAGTCCGCTTGGGCGCCGCGGTTCCGCCGCGTCAAGGGCGAGAACGGGCAGTGGGAGATCTCGCAGTTCACCAATGCCGACCTGCTCGGCCAGGTGGACATCGCGATCGAGCCGATGTCGGCGTGGCCGAAGTCGCCGGCGATGCAGTTGGTGCGGATCCAGAAGGCCGTGGAGTTCGGCATCCTGCAGCCCGCGGCCGATCCGGAGGTGGCGCTCCGCCTGCTGACGGAGATGGCGCTCGGCGAGTTCAAGAAGTCCACCAACGAGGACAAGCGGCAGGTCGCGCGCGAACTCGATCGGTGGAAGGCCGCGCAGGGCCCTGCGGACATCCCGCCGCCGCTGCCGGACCCGCTGATCAACCTGCCGCTGCACCTGCTGCTCAAGACGACGTTCCTCAAGGGCGAGCAGGCCGAAGCTATCGCGGCGCAGAATCCGCCGGTCTTCGAGGCCATGCTGGCGCACGTCCAGCAACTCCAGCAGCGCATGCAGCCGCCGGCCCCGCCCGCCGAACCGACGGGCCCCGATGGGGCCGCGGTGGAGCAGGCCGTGCAGAGCGGCGCCCTTGTCCCGGCCGGCGCGCAGCCGCAGGCCAATCCTCTCGAGGCGGCCGTCCAGAGCGGCGCCCTGCTGCCGGCTGGTGCCGCGCCGCCGCAGGGCCCCACGGGGCCGTCGATCGACGAACTGACCGCCAACGGCGTGATGACGCCGTTGGTGCCGGTCCCGGCTGGTGGGGGCGCGACGCCGCCGCCGGCCTCAATGGGGCGCACGTCCACAGGGGGGCTTCGATGATTTCCGGCCAGGACATCGCAGTTCGGGCGTGCGCCTCTTTCCCCCTCCCCCTTCGAGGGTCCAATGGCTGACGAGCTGATCGGTGGGGCGTCCGGTGGTGATACCGGCGCTGAGACCGCAAGCCCGGCCCCTGCCGATGTGACTCCGGTTGCATCGGCATCCGAGGCGTCACCTGCGGCGCGTGTTGACGCGCCGGCGGGCGGTGATCTCGATGACGAGGACGAGGACGTCTACGACGAGGAGCGCCTGGTACAGGACCGGGCGGCCCTGCGGAATCTGATCCGCAATCGTCGGCGTGACGGGAAGTTCGCGAAGGAGAACCGCACATTGGTGCGGCGTATCCGGGACGCGGGCCTCGACCTCGACGACCTGATCGTGACGCAGCGCAATCATCAGTCGCTCATGGCTCGCCTCGAGGCGGAGCCGGAACTGCTGCAGCGCATCGTCACGGCTCCGGGTCGCCCTGCTGAACAGGCGCGACAGGCGCCCGTGCAGCGGCCCCAGTACACCCCGCCAGCGATTCCTCCGCCACCGTTCGCCTCGGACGACGAGGCCGGGAAGTGGATGCATGACTCGCACCAGATGGTGTTGGCCCTGCATCGCGAGCTTCACGAGCTGAAGCAGAACTACGGGCACGGTCTGCACGACGTCCTGCAGTGGCGCAAGGGGATCGAGACGGACCGACAGCGCCAGCAGTCGCAGCAGCGAGTGCAGACGTGGAAGTCGGCGATCTCGGAGTTCGGGAAGGACTACGACGAGGACGGCCAGGCGCTCCTCGAGCGCGAAGTGGTCGGCCTGTTCGAGTGGGCACAGAAGAACAACCGCCAGGACGTGCTGGCGGCGCCCAAGACGTTCATCCCGAAATTGCTGGAGAAGTACGGGAAGCCCTTGCAGCGGTTCCGCAAGCAGCAGCAGCAGGCTGCGGCGGCACTCGTGCAGCAGGCCTCAGCCGCCGCGGCGACGCGTGGGGCTCGACCGGCCGCCTTCACGGGCGGGATTCCGGCGGGCGCGCGGTCGCCGAAACGAGAAACCGTTAAGGACGTGACCCGCCGCCTTCTGCGCGGCGCGTAGGTCACACCGGAGCGTTCCATGTTCACGCATCGTCTGTTCACCGCCGGCGCGTTCGCCACCGTGCTCCATGCCCCGGCGACCGAAACCAGCATGTCCAGCCTCCTCAAGGAGGACTACAACAGCGAAGTCATCATGAATTCGCTGCAGGACGAAACGCCTATGCTCGACATGATGACCACCGAGGTGGTCGACGAGTCGTGGCAGGGCAAGTACAAGGTCGTCCCGAAGCGCATCGGCCGGAACTACTCGATGGGCTCGATCCCGTCGCGTGGTCTCATCCCGCGCACCGGGCGGCAGAAGTGGGAAGAGAGCAAGATCGGCATCCGCAACGTCTACGGACGCGTCGGGTTCGACCGCACGATCATGCTCTCGAGCCGCAACAACAAGGGCGCCTACAAGCGCGTCGCGGCGACGGAGATGGAGCTGCTGGTCGACGACCTCGCCCACTTCCGCAACCGCATCGCCTGGGGCTGGGGCAAGGGCATCCTGGCCCGCGTCAACGGCGCCCAGACGGTGAGCAACGGCGGCACGCTCGAGGTGATGGACCCGGGCGGCATCGTCGGCACGCACAACGGCAACCGGTTCCTCTACGGTGACGCCACCGACGGCCAGTTCATCGCGGTGCTCGACGGCTCCTCGCCGACGACCGTCAAGGGCACGTTCCGCGTGACCTCGGTCGGCAGCGACGGCACCGACGTCACCGCCGAGACGATCGGCACGTTCGCGGTCGCCAACAACGACCTGCTCGTGCTGGCGCAGTCGGCCACGCAGAACTCCTACGACCAGGAGCCGGAAGGCATCCTGAGCGGCTGCGACGACGGCACCTACGTCAACGACTACCACGACATCAACCGGACCACGTACGCCGTGGAGCGGTCGCATGTCATCACGGGCGTCGGCGCGCTGTCCCTCGATGCCATCCAGCAGGGCCTCGACATGCGCGCGGTCCGCATCGGCGGCGACGGGGGCGATCTGTTCGCCTCCTTCTTCGACGAGCGCCGCGCCTACCTGGCGCTGCTCGAGGCCGACCGCCGCTACAGCGGAGCCGACCTCCGCAGCCCCGACGGCGGCACGGTCGCGGCCAAGCAGGGCGGCAAGAAGAACAAGAAGGTGACGTTCGGCGACATCCCGTGGCTCGCGGAGCGCGATGCCCCCTACGGGATGCTCTTCAACTTCACCAAGGACACCTGGGTCCGGTACTTCGAAGAGAACGGCGGCTGGGCCGACGAGGGCGGCGACGTCCTGAAGTGGGTGGACGGGTACGACGAGTACACCGCCTTCTACTACATCTTCGAGAACTTCCACTGCTTCAACCCGCCGAAGAACATCCGGTGGGAAGGCATCACCGCGAACCGGGTCGCGGCGCACGCGCTGTAACGGCGCACCTGGCCGAGGCGAGGCACCTGGCGTGCCTCGCCTCGGCGTTCCCTGAGTCCCCTGTCTCTGGAGGCATTGCATGTCCGAGTCCACACTCACCGTCCTTGGTCCCAGTGTCCTGCCGACCGCCATCACGCCCGACTCGCTCGTGGTCGTGGGGCATCGCGGCGGGCCGTCGCTGCTCGAGATGTTCGACGGCATCAAGTGGGACATCCCGTCGCGCTCCGAGCGTGACGAGGAGTTCCTCATGCCGTACGGCGTGGCCCTGCTGCTGCGGCGTCGGGCGGTGGTGCCGGGGTCGCGTGACCCGAACAGCGGGCGCGCGGGGGCGCCGCTGAAGCAGAAGTCGTACCTCTACATCCGCCCGTTCACGCAGGACGGACGGAAGGTGCCGGAGGGCGATCGGATGGAGGACTGCCGGCCGTTCACGGCGGCCGAACTGGCGCGCTACGGCGTGGCCGGGGAAGCCATTGCCCGCTCGGCCGACAGCCCGGTGCGGATGGTGGACGTCTCCGAGGTCCAGGCGACGCTGCTGGCGCAGGGCACCGACCTCGAGGACGCCGTCAACGCCCCGGTCGATCCGGCCGTGCTCGCGCCGATTCCGGCGTCCCAGCACAGCGGTATTCAGGAGGCGCGCGCGCTCGCGGCCGAACAGGGTGACGATCCGGCGCCTCGCGGGCGGGGCCGTCGGTGAGCGTCCACGTGCCGGTCGAACCGTCGCTGCGGCTCGACCCCGGGTTTGCCTACGTGGAGGACTATCTCCGCGTGGCGGATCCGCTGCTGCGGCTGCGCAAGAGCGCGAGCTCGCCGGGGTTCTTCATCCTCGAGCGGCGCTGCCAGCGTAGCAAGCCGGTGCACACGTCGCGGCGAGACCTGAACGATGGGCAGGTCTCGGCGCGTGACGGCTACATGCATGTGGCCACGGTCCATCGGTACTTCCTCGATCGTCCGGCGCGGATCATCGAGAGCCTGCACGAGCAGGGGGCCGACCTGCACAAGCCGGGCGGCTACCGGAAGCTCGATCGTGACCTGCGCCAGGCCGACGAGGACGCGCGCACGGAGCGCCGCATGAAGCGGCGGCAGATGTTCGAGGACATCGCCGCCGACTCGCACGACGCACAGGCGCGGCTCGGGACGCTCGACGGGTTCCGCACGCGCATCAACAACGCGGGCACCAGTCCGCACTCATCGACCGGGGAGAGCCCGGTAGGAGAAATGACAGATGAGCACTCGCCTTTCCCGCCGCACGCTGCGCAAGACGGCGGCGTATCAGGTCAATCCGCCGTTCGATAGCCCGGGCACGGTCTTCACCAATGGCGGCGCCTCGGGCTCGGTGACGTTCACCCTGCCCACGCCCAACGCCAGCCTGCTCGGGACCTGGTATCGGTTCAAGGCGCTGGTGGCGCAGGCCGTGGTCGTGGCGGCGCCGACGGCGGACACGCTGATCGCGCTGAGCGATGCCGCGGCCGACAGCGTCCAGGTCTCGACCATCGGTGGCGAGATCGAAGCCAAGTGCGTCGAGACGTCTGCGGGCGTCTACCGCTGGGCGGCCGATGGCGTGGCCGTGGGCCACACCTACACCGTCAACACGTAACGTCCCTCACTCTCACGCGCAAAGGAGCACTGCCTCATGTCTCGCGAACTCTTCGACGTCGTCCGTCTGCTCAAGGACATCGGCCTCGCCAATGCCCTCGGATTCCTGCTGCCCGGCGTGGCGCCGGTTAAGGCGAAGGCCACGGACTACACGGTCCAACTGCAGGCCGACCGGCCCGGCACCATCTTCACCACGTACGGCGCGGCCGGCGCAGTGACGTTCACGCTGCCGACGCCGACGGTCGACCAGCTCGGCGTCACCTACAAGTTCGTCAACCTGGTCGCCCAGAACATGCTCGTGGCGTCGGCCACGGCCGACACGCTCGGCGTGATCAACGACCTCGCGGCGGATTCGCTGGCGGCGCAGACCAGCAACCAGCAGATCGGGGCGGTCATCAACGCGGTCTGTGTGCAGACCGGCGCGTCGACCTACCAGTGGTTGCTCGAGAACGTCCAGAACGGCGTCACGGGCACGGTGGTCACCGCCTAGCACGCGGGGCGGGTTTCGCTGCGGCATGCCGCAGCCTACGCAGGTGTTGACCTGGACGAGGCGGGCCCCGGTGGTAGGCGCCGGGGGCCGCTTCGGAGGATATGGACCATGGACCGACCGTTCACGACTGCCACCGCCATCACGCCGTCCGACACGGCGAAGATCACCGTTCCGCATCACGGTCTGTTCGTCGGACTGGCGACGGGCGATGCGACGACCGTGGTGGACCTGGTCGTCCAGTTCAAGGCGGGCACGAGTTTCACCTTCCACAAGATTCCGGCGGGCATCATCCTGCCGATCACCGTTGAGCGTGTGATGGCCACGGGCACCACGGCCAGCCTCGTCGTCACCGCGCTGTTCCGAGGATAGCGGCATGCCCACACGTATCAATTTCGCCCGCATGGTGGTGACCGAGGGCGGCACGGGCACGCTGACGCTCGCGGCCGTCACCGGCTACCCCTCCTTCACCGAGCGCGCCGGGAGCGGCGTCACGACGATCCACTATCAGGCCAAGACGACCGGGTTCCGCGAAGTCGGAACGGCGGCGTTCGACGGCACGGCGCTGACGCTCGGCGCCGGGGGGCGCACGGTGCGGCGCTCGTGGCGGCTCGGCGTCGGGACGAGCACGTCGGCGCTGAACCTGCCGGTGGGCACCATCATCACGTCGGGCCCGTACGCGGAGGACATCGACGACCTCGAGACGAACATCGCGGCCAACACGGCGCTGATCAACTCGCACTCGCAGCCCATCTCACGGGTGACGGGCCTGCAGGCCGAGCTCGACGACCTGCAGACGCAGATCGACACCCTCGAGTCGACCGGCGTGGCCGACGGCGACAAGGGACACATCTCCGTGACCGCGGGGGTGTGGACGGTCGACAACAACGTCGTCACGCCGGCGATGATGGCCGTGGCCACCGACGTCCGGAGCCTGATGGCTGCCAGCGGGTTCTCGGTGTTCGTGGACACGCTCCTGGGCGACACGCCAGCCGAGCGGGTCACGGCGCTGGAGCTCGGCACGGCGGCCCTGCTCGACGAGGCGGAGGTGGCGTTCGACGGCCACACGCACGAGCTCAGCGACATCGCGGGCATCGACATGGCGGGGGCCACCGAGGATCAGATTCTCGCGGTGAACGCCCTCGGCACGCTGGTGCCGACGACTCCTAGCCTGGCGTCCTTCGCGTCCGACGGCATCACGGGCAGCGAGACGGACCGGTTCGCGATCTTCGATCCGGCTGTCGGCGACGACGGTTCGTGGGTGCCGGCAACGGCGGATGAGGTGCTGGCCCTGCTCGGCAAGTACACGGCCTGTCCGCTGCCGGGCGACATCACGGCCGACGGCACGTATCCCGTCTGCCTCGCCTCGCCGATCGCGGGCACGATCACCGCGGTCGTGATGAAGACGCTCGGGGGCTCGGCCACCTTCAACTTCAAGATCGGCAGCACGAGCATCACGGGCCTGTCGGCGGTGGCGGCGACGACCACCAAGGCGACCAGCAACGCCTCGGGCGCGAACACGCTGGCGCGGCTCGACGAGATCAACGTCACCGTGACCAGCGCGGTGTCTCTCACGGGGATCACGGGCGTGCTGCTCGTCGATCGCCTGGCGCCGGCGGCCTGACGTGGCGCTCCTGTCCAACCCGGAGCGGTCGCGGCTGTACGTCGTGGGCGGCAAGCTCGCGACGATCGCGGATGGGGCCGTGCCGCTGCCGACGCTGTCGGTGGCCGACGCGTCAGGTGAGGAGGGCACGACGGTTCAGGTGCGCGTCTCGCGGTCGTTCGCGACGGCGTCGGCGGCCACCTTCTCGTACAGCATGGCGAACGGGACGGCGGTCTCTGGCACCGACTACACCGGCGTCTCTGGCACGGGCACCATCCCGGCCGGCGCGGCGTTCGTTGACCTGCCGGTGACGCTGCTGGCGCGCAGCGGGACGCAGGGCGCGCGCGCCTTCACCGTGACGATCACCAACGGCCTACAGGGCGGGGAGTCGCTGGTGCTGGCGCGGGCGACGGCATCGGTGACGGTCACGGACCCCAGCGCGGTGGCGCTCGCGCTGAGCGTGGCGGCCCTGGCGCCGGCGAATGAGGGCACGCCGCTCACCTTCCGCGTGTCGGCGACGGTGGCACCTGGTGCGACGGTCACCTTTGCGTATGCGACCAGTAACGGGACGGCGACGGCCGGCACCGACTACACGGCCACGTCCGGTACGGGGGCGACGATCGGGGCTGCGGCCACGTTTGTCGACATCACGGTCCCGACGACGCTGCGGTCTGGTTTCCAGGGCGCGCGCACGGTCGTGCTGACGATCAGCGCAGCCCTGATGGGCGGCGCGCCGGTGACGATCACCACGGCGGCGGCCACGGGCACGATCGCGGAGACCGAGGCGCTGTCGGGCGCGAATGGGCACTTCGACACGATGATCGCCCGGGCCGACTACGTGACGGGTCTCAGCTTCCGCCCGGTGCCTGGCCAGCCGAAGCTGTACGCGTCTGGGCTCCATGCGGGCAAGGTCAACCCCTACTTCGCCAATCAACTCGCGCGGCCCGCCGATGGTGGCTATCACGAGTCGAATGTGGTGCCGCTGTCGGTCACGTACAGCCCCGGCACGGATACCGACCCGAATGCGCAGGACGCGGGTCGGGCGGTCATTCCGTCATTCGAGGCGCCGGTGGACGCGCTGGGGGCAGACCTGGCGGTCGATGGGACGACGGTCAATCTTGGCACCGCTCGCCCCTACGACAACGGGACGGCCGTCCGAATCGGCACCGAGATCATCATCGTGTCGGGCAAGCCCAAGGCGAGCCCGACTGTGGCCTGCGTGCGTGCTCAGTTTGGCACCACGGCACAGGCGCACTCGGCCGGCACGCCCGTCCAGCGCAGCACGAGCAGCCTGCCCAATCAGGTGCGGATGGCGCTCAACACGACGCCGGGGCAGTCGTACTACATCGAGTACGACAAGTTCTACACCGACTCGTGGCTCCGCAAGCCTGGGATCGGGGAGACCGCGGCGAACTGGCTGAAGAACCACAAGGCGACGCAGTTCACGTCCAAGAAGGTGGGCGGGACGCTGTGGGAAGAAGTGGCGACGCGGTTTTCGTCGTCGGGCAATGCGCCGTCCCCTGCCCCGGGCTTCGACAACACGATCCATGTCGCCGAGGCCGATTGGCGGTCGTACATGTCGCTGTCTAGTGACGGCGAAGCGTTCAACCCGGCCGCGCCAAACAATCTGCCGGCAAGCATCACCCGCGTCTACCCGACGCGGCCCATGCTCACCACGTTCATCATCCATCCGAACCGGTGGACGCGCTGGCACATTCATATCCAGCAGCGAATCGACGACCGCGACTTGCTGAGCGTGTGGGTATCGGACGAGGAAACGGACCCGGTGCAGTTGTTTGCCAATCGCCCCTGCAAATCGTGGAGTGCGGCCACGGCCAACGCGCCGATGGTGGTCAACGCGCCGATCTATGAGTGGTGGCTGGAGATGGACACGAGCGACTCCGAGCGGTTCCGTCTCGATGATCGCGACTTCGTGTGCTACGTCCGCAACTTTGTCGTCAACAACATGGCGATCGGCGATGTGCCGGCCATTCTCGAGAGACCGGAGCGGTAATCGATGGGCGTTCTTCAGGTTTCCTCCGCTGTCGTGCGCGGCACTGGGACGCCGTTGGCGGCGTCGCTCACGTTTGGGTCCGCGATCACGGCGGGTAGCACCATTGCGGTCCTGATTCATCAGTCCGGGGTGGTTGGGCGTACGTTCGGCGTGACCGAGGGCGGGTCTGGGGCGGGCTGGTCCAACCTGCACAACACGGCGGGCGGGTCGATCGGAATCTCTCGATTCTGGGGCCGAGCGAACCATCCGGGGGGCTCGGCCACGATCGCGGTCGGGCACGGCCAGAATACGGCCGACTTCGCGTGTTGCGCGGTGGAGTTCGAAGCGGGCACGTCGCTGAACCTGGTGGATGACGACGAGTTCGTGGATGCGGCCGTCACAGACTTCCATCGGTCGTCGACGAGTGGCCTGACCACGGCACTGTCTGTCCTGGGTCTGATCGCGGCCGGCGCGGCCAGCACGAACTTCACGAACGGCGTGCCGAAGTCTGGGAGCGGGTGGACGAAGATCGGCGGCACCGACGCGAACTACTTTTTCGCCTATCAGGAGTTCCCGAGCGGCACCACGGCGCAACTCGGCGAGTGGGACAGCACGGGCACGGACCGCATCGCGCGGTCGGGCATGGTGCTGCTCGGCACCGAGGCGCCGGAGGGCGGCGGCGGGGCCATCGGCCGTGCCGCGCAGGCGTGGTGGTTCGGACTGTGAGGAGCGGCCATGTCCTACGGTGAAGACGGATTCGGCGAAGGCTACTTCGGCGACGGCGACGAGGACGAGGATGTGACGCCGGAGCCGGAGGTCGAAGAGACGCCGGCGCCGATTGACCCGATCACGTCCGGGCCCTGGGTCCGGAGAGGCTGACGCATGTACACCACGGTGAGGGAAGCCCTCGACGTGCTCCTGCGGGGCGTCGGCGAAGTGGGCGACAGCCAGGCGCGCCAGGTGGCACTCGACGTGCTCAACTCGGCGGTCCACAAAATCTGGCTGGCGCACGCGTGGCAGGACTTCGAGAGCCCGTCGCCGTTCGAGGTCACGCTCACGGCGGGGCGCTCGCGGTACGCCCTGCCGTCGCAGGCGGGGCGCATCCTGCGGCCGGTCGTGAACCGGAGCCGGAAGGGGCAGCGGCTCGAGGAGGCGTCGAAGGACGAGACGGCCGATCGGTTCCCCGGCATGGGCACGTCGACGGCGCCGACGGGCGCGCCGACGCACTACCGCGTGATCGGCATCACGCAGGCGTTCCGGCAGCCGCTCGTGTCCGGTGAGGTGCTCGAGGTCGTGAGCGACAGCGCCACCGACACCACGGTGGAGGTGACGGTCACGGGCGACGACGCCAACGGCATCCAGCGGGTCAAGCGGGTCACGCTGACGGGCACGTCGCCGGTGACGCTCGGGACGTTCTCCTTCGTCGACGAGTTCGCGAAGGCGTACGACGCGGCCGTGGTGCCGGCGGCGGGGCGCAGCAGTGCCGGCACGGTGACGCTGCGCACGACGGACGGCGTGGTCCTGCAGGCGCTCGACGCGGACGAGGGCGCGCGGGAGCATCAGATCCTGCAGTTCTTCCCGACGCCCGACGCGGCCGACGTGATCGCGGTGCCGTTCATGCGGCGCCAGCGGTTGCTGGTGGGCGACAGTGACTCCCTGCCGGGCGACTGGTGGCGGGCGATCGAGGAGGAGTGGCTCCTCGGCTGGCGCGTCAACACGGGCGAACTCGCCTCGAGCGCGAACGAGCCGCGGCCCATCCTGCGGGCGATGATCGAGGAGGACAACCTGCGGCGGCCCCGGCCGCAGCGCATGCCGTTTGCTGGAGGGTTCGGCCGGTGAGTTACGTCCGCCCTGGCGCGCGGGTCATCGGTGAGGACTTCTCGCGTGGGTTCCGGGACACGCCCGAGACGGACACGCTGCCGGCTGGCGCGACGCCCGACGCCCGCAACGCGATCCTGCGCCGCATCGAGGCGGGGGAGCAGCGCCGCGCGACGATGGCGAAGCGGGCCGGCTCGCGGCTGATCAACGCGACGGCGCTGGCCGCCACCAAGGCCGTCGACGGGCTCGTGGAGTTCCGGCGGGAAGCCGCGGCCCCGAAACTGCTGGCGGCGTGCAACGGTGCCTGGTCGGTCTACGACGACGTCTCGACCTTCTCGGCCATCGCGGGCGCCACGGGCTACACGGCGGGGCGGCCGGCGCGCGCGGTCTTCTTCAAGAATCAGGCGTGGTTACACGACGGCACGGCGCACCAGCTCTATGACGGGACGACGGTGCGGCCGGTGGGCTTCGCGAAGCCGACGGGCGTCACCAACATGTCCGCGGGGTCGTCGCCGGGGGTCACGGGGACGTTCACGGCCCGCTACACCTGGTACGACCAGACGCACGATCACGAGAGCAGCCCGACCGAAGCGGCCACGGCCAGCCTGGTCTGCACCGATGACCAGCGCGTCCACACGAAGCCCTCCGGCAGCCCGCCGGCGCATGTCACCCACTGGCGCGTCTACGTCCGCCGTGAGGACACGTCGGAGGTCTACTGGATGCGCGTGGCCACGGTGGCGATCGGCACCACGACGCACAGTGAAGCGGTGATCGACGCGGCGCGGCGCGATCCGCTGCCGGGGGAGTCGGCGAACGATCCGCCGTCCTTCGTGCCGGCGCTCGCGGTCGTCTGGAAGGGCTACGGCATCGCGTTCCCGTCCGACTCGTCGACGATGCATGTGGCGACGCAGGGCGACATCGAGGCCTGGAATCCGCGCAACGCCTTCAAGGTGTCGCCGGGTGACGGGGAGCCGGTGCGCCTGGCGAAGACGTTCGGCAGCGAGTGTCTCGTCATGAAGCCGCACGCGTCGTTCCAGCTCCTCGGGTCGAAGCTCCCGTTCGACATCGAACCGGTCCACTCGGCGTTCGGGTGCGTGTCGCAGGACGCGGGCCTCGAGGTGCTCGGCCGGTTCTTCGCGTGGGATGCGGTCAAGGGGCCCTACTGGACGGACCTGTCGACGTGGCAGCCGATCGGGGACTTTGCGATCGAGGGCATCCTGGCGGACCTGAACCGGGCGCAGCTCGCGGGCATCGTGGCGGTGCACGACGAAGCCAACAGCCTCGTCATCTGGGCGATTCCCACGACGGGATCGGCCCGCCGGCGCATGCTGCTCGCCTACCACTACCTGATCGGCACCTGGCTTCCGCCGATCACGGGCCTCGAGTACGCCAGCCTGACGCAGTACACGACGAACGCGGGCGCCCTCGGCGTGTACCTGGGCGACTACTGGGGCCGGGTCTATCAGTTGTTCGACGGGGACCGCGACGGCCCGGCCACGGGGACCGTGCGCGGCACGGTGACGGCGGCGACGAACTCGACACTGACGGACGAGAACGCAACGTTCTACACGGCGGGCAGCGGGCTCGCGGGCGTGCCGGTGATGGCCTGCAGTCCGAGCGGGTCGTGCTACTGGCGGCGCATCGCCTCGAACACGGCGACGACGCTCACGTTGGACACCACGACGGCCAACGCGTGGAGCGTCACACCGCAGGCGGGGTGGACGTACGCGATCGGCGGGATCGACTGGTATTGGAAAACCGGCTGGCTGGACTTCGGGCTGCCGGGCGTCGTCAAGGCGCTGCGGTGGCTGTCGATTCAGCTCAAGCCGACCAGCGGCACCCATGAGGTCGACGTGCGCGTCCAGTTCAATGAGAACGATGGCGCCACGGTGACGCGGCGCGCGGCGTTCTCGGCGGGCGCGCCGGGAGGCGTGTGGGGGGCGATGGTCTGGGGTGAGGATGTGTGGGGCGCCACGGTGCGCCGCATGCGCAAGTTGCGCCTGATGCGGACCTGCTTCTCCCTGTCGATCCAGTTCCGCAATCCGTACCCTGACGAGCCGGTCGAACTCACGCGGTACCAGGTCGATGCCGACCCGCTCGTGCGTCGGCGCTCCCCGGGCGGTGAGGGGTGAGCCGGCAGCGATTCGTCGAGGATGCGTCGGTCAACGATGCGCTCGTCGATCTGGAGTCGCGGCTGCGGCCGTTCTGGGCGACACTGGGACCAGTCCTCGAGGTGACGTGTGCGGCGGCCGGCGCGAGTCGGCAAGTGCTCCACGGCCTCGGCGCCGTACCGGATGGCTACCTGGTCCATCTGGCCACCGGCGCCCTCTATGCCGTTACCCCTGAACGGTGGACGGAGGACCTGGCCTTTCTCACGGCCCCGGTGGCGAACACGTTCGCCCGGGTCCAGTTCTACCTCCTGGCCGATCGACCGGAGCGCATCTGATGCGACGCCTGCTCACATTCTTCGTCTTCCTCCTGCTGAGCGCCGCGCCGGCGTGGGCGCAGCTCGGGTCCGTGCCGTACACCTTCACGGCGGGCACGGTGGCGCAGCCCGACGAGGTCAACACCAACTTCGACACTATCTACTCCAACGCCCTCAACCGGCTCGGGGGGACGATGGGCGGGCACCTGACGTTCTCCCCGTCGGGCACCTTCGACATCCTGAATCCGCGGGACCTGGCGCTGGCGCGCAACGCGACGATCGGCGGCACGCTCGACGTGGCTGGCGTGACGACGGTGAGCGCGATCAACGTCTCGACGCTGGTGTGCACGGGGTGCGTGGATGCCGCGCAGCTTGCGGCGTCGGCGGTCAGCCCGGGGAGCTACGGCGGGGCGGCGGAGGTCGGCACCTTCACGGTGGACGCGGACGGGCGGCTGACGGCGGCGGGCTCGACGGCGATCCAGATTGCGGAGACGGCCATCACGGATGGCAGCCTGCTCGCGCGCGTCGCGGCCAGCGAGACGTATACCGGCGCCAACACCTACACGGGCGCCACGTCGTTTCAGGGCACGCCGACAATCACGAACACCTCGCCGATCCTCAACTTCACCGAGACGGGCGTGGCGGCCGACAACGGACGCTGGCGGGCGGTCGGCGACGGGACGCAGTGGGCCATTCAGGCGCTCAACGATGCCGGGTCGGTGGCGACGTCGGCGCTGTTGTTCTCGCGGAGCGGCACGACGGTGTCGGCGGCAACGCTGGCGGCCACGTCGATCGGGCTCACAGGTGCGACGACGGTCACCGGCACGCTGACGACCTCAACGGATGCCACCATCGGCGGCAATCTCACGGTCACGGGCACGTACAGTGCCGGCTCCACGCAGTTCGGCAACGGCACGGTGGGGGCGCCTGGCATCGCCTTCGTGAGCAATCCCGACTCTGGGTTCTACCACGCGCTCGACGTCATCTCGCTCGGCATCAACGGGGCGAACGTCGTCAGCTTCTCGCGGCCGGCGGATGCGCCGGTCTATGCCGACTTCGGCACGGGCGTGCTTGCGGGCGCCGGCGCCATCACGGGCGGCGTGCTGCGGCTGCCACGGAACGCCTCCGGGAGCGGCGCGCCGGCCTGCATGCAACTGACGCAAGCGAGCGGTGGCACGGCGAGTCTGTGGGTGGACGACACCGGGGACCTGCGGGTGAGCACGGGCGGCTGTCCGCAGGAGGACGGGACGCCTTCGAACACGAGTGGCACAGTCGTCGGAGCGCAGTCGTGAGGCGCCGGACGATGCTGGCCCTGTTCGCCCTGCAGATGTCCTACATGGGCGTGAGCGCGGTCGCGGCGCTGCAGCAGCCGGGCATGCTCACCGAGGCCGATGGCCTGCGGCTGACGGTCGTGGCCCTGCAGCGGCAACTGGCGGATGCGCAGGCGGAGGGTGATGTGTGTCGTGCGGTGCTCGGCCCCCTTCGGGCCCGCGCGAACCAGGAGCAGATCAAGCGGTCCGAGGACGCGGCGATTTCCGCGATCGAGGCCGCGCATCCTGGGTTCACGTTCGATCGACGGACTGGCCGGCTGGTGGCGGTGCCACAGGAGGCGCCGCCCGGTGTCAGAAACTGAAGCGTTCAAGGTCGTTGCCAGCTACGGCATCGGTGGGGTGATCGCGATCTTCATGTTCCTGCTCTACCGGCGGGACATGAAAGAGGCGCGCGAGTCGGCGGCAAAGGTCGAAGTGGAGCGGCGCGCGGCGGCCGACCAGCGCGCGGAGGAGTACCGGCGCGTGGCCGACGAACTCAAGGAGACCGTCCAGAACAACACGCGGATGGTGGCGATGCACGAGGCCACCAATGCGCAACTGGCGCGGGCCGTCGAAGCCCTCGCGCGGGACAAGGAGCCTGACCATGGCCGGAAGCGGTAGCAAGTACGACTGGGTGATCCCGGCGGCGACGGCGGCGGTGGGCGCCTACGGGGCGTACACGGCCAACCGGAACAATCGCCAGGACCGCGAACAGGCCAGCGCGGAGAGCGACCTCGATCGGCGCTATCGGGCGGCGGTGGAGGAGACGGGGCTCAATCCGTTCCGGCATCAGCTCGACCAGGGGCGCACGCTCGGCACGCTCGACGTGATGGCGAACGCCCAACTGGCGCCGGCGCGGTACTCGATGCCGGGGATCACGGTGCCGCAACTGTCGGGCGGCTTCTCGTATCAGCCGTCGGCCGATCTGCGTACGAGCGCGAAGCGGCTGCAGCGGGATGTGGCCAGTGGGCGCACGGCGCCGACGATGACGGATCCGGCCAACTACGGGCAGACGGGGGCGCTGAACCTGAATGCCGCGGGCGGGGCGTCGACGGGCGCGCAGCCGCGCACGGGCGGGGCTGCCGGGGCGCGGGCGCCGATGGCGCCGGGCGGCGCGGGTGGCGCGCTCGACGTGAGCAGCCTGTTGTCCGGCGTGCAGCGCCGCAACGAAGGCGCCGGGGGCGTGATGAGTGGCGCTGGGAAGGGTGCGGCCATGGTGGCGACGGCGGGCAGTGTCGTGCCGGGTCTCGGCACGGCGGCCGGCGCGATCGTCGGTGGTATCGGCGGGGCGGTGGCCGGCGCGTTCACGAAGAACGCGAAGACGGCCGCGACCGATGTGAGCGTCACCGACGCGCGCACGGTGATTCGCGACGCCTACGCCACCTTCCTCGGGCGCGAACCGTCGGCGGAGGAGGTGGAGTCGCAGCTTGCGGCCATCGGCTTCGACAAGGGCCGGCATCAGTGGGTCGGGGAGCAGGGTCTCACGGCGATCCTGCGCAGCCTGCAGCAGGCGGGCGGACGGAACGTCGAAGGTGGCATGATGGGGCGCGACTACGCTGAGTTGTTCGCGTAGCACGCGGGAGACCGTTTCTTCCTGGCCGGAGAAGACGGACGGCGCCACATGGCGCAGTGGGGCACCTGGGACGAGCAGCAGCAGGACGACGATCTCCGCAGGAATTACGACGACATCGCCCAGATGGGCGCCGGCCCCGGCACGGCGACGCCTGCCCCGCAGACGGCCGGCCCCGCCGCGCAGGGGAATCCATTCGCGGCGCTCGGCACGCCGATGGGCTCGGCCTCGAGCGGCTCGGCGGACACGGGCGGTGCTGGCCAGGGCGTCAGCGGCTTCGACAGCTTCACGCAGGACGCCAGCGGGTTCGGTGGCGCGTCCGGCCCGCAGACGGGCCAGGGGGCGCAGACCGGCGTCAGCGGGTTCGGTGCGATGGGCGACGCGGCCAGCGGCGTCGGCGCGAAGTCGCAGGGCAGCGCGGACGGCATCAGCGCGAAGTACACCACGCAACTCCAGCAGCTCAAGAGCACGACGGACCCGCGGCAGAAGGCCGTGCTGCAGGACCAGATCGGGCGCTCCCTCTACAGCGAGTTCAAGTCGGCCGGCCACGACGTCTCGTGGGACGGGGACCAGATGGTCGTCGACGGGCGCCGGTACGTCATCGGCGACGGGTCGATGGGACAGCCCGACGTCATGCCGCGCACCGAAGGGGCTGGCGCGCCGGCGGCCCCGGAGATGGCGCCGCCGGCCGGCGGCATGCCGACGAACCTGCAGCAGGGCGCCATGACGTACGGCGGCACTGGGCTCGCGCAGGCCGGCGGCACGCGGTTCGAGGGCTTCAACGACGACCGCGCGCTGGCCGGCGGCGATCCGAACTCTGCGAAGGACGGGTTCCGGCGCATCGTCGGCAGCCTCGGCATCAGCCTTCCGCCGAACCAGTCCCGTGAAGTCTACGGCGGCATCATCCGTGACCAGATCATCCCGGCTCTGCTCGCCGAAGGCTACCCGGTGGCCGAAGGGAACGGCATGGACACCGTCATGGTGTTCTCCAACGAGCGCGGGTGGGAAGAGATCGACATCATCGGCGACGCCACGGGCAACGATCCGCGGTTCGTCTGGGGGGACCTCGCGGGCGGCTGGGGCGGGGCGCCGACGCAGGGCGGCGGTGGCCAGGCGCCGGGTGCCACGATGGCCACGACGCCGGGCACGCAGGGCGCCACGGGCGTCCAGACGCAGAACACGGCGATCGGTCCGGCGCCGACGGTGGAGGGTATAGGCGATCTGTCGATGACGGGCCCGGGCTATCAGGCGCCGACCGACCTGACGACCGAGGGCCTGCCCTCGCGCAGTTACGAGGACATCCTGGGCGGCATGGGCTCGTACGAGTTCAACGGGTTCGGCGACCTCTCCGCTGGCACCGAGGCCGGCACCGAGTCCCTCATCAACCGCCTGCTCGAGAATCCCGAGAGTCTCGACGCGCGCACGGTCGACATGATGAAGGCGGCCAGCCGTGAAGAAGCGGCGGCCATGGGCGAGAGCCTCGACGAGGACCTGGTTGGCATGGGCTTCGACATGGGGATCGACTCGTCCAACTTCCTCGCCAGCGAGCGCCTGGGCGCGAAGCGGTCGCGCGACGAGGCGATCCAGCGGTCCAACCGCGGCATCGAGATCGAGGCCGCGAAGGTCAATCAGGGCGACCGACGGGCGGCAGCGACGCTCGGGGCCTCCTACAGCGACGCGAAGCGGGGCCGCAACCTGTCGGAAGCGCAGGCGCGTGAGTCCAACGTCTTCAACGCGGCGCAGCTCAAGGGCAACAACGCGGTCAACGCGGCGCGGATTCAGCTCGAGCAGGCGGCGGCACTCAACGACCGCGTCGGGCTGATCGAGAGCACGAAGCAGGCCGCGGCGGAACTCGGCATCAGCCGCGACAAGCTGATGGCCGATTTCGCGATTGCGAAGGCCAACGAGCTCACGCAGCGGTACGGCATCGACGTCTCCAAGTTCGTCGACCTGACGAAGCTCCAGACGGCGAACAGCGAGTTCAAGGACGACCTTGCGTTCCGCCTGATGGCCCTGCAGCAGCAGATGGAACTGGAGTACGCGCAGCTTGGCGAGAGCGGGCGGCAGTTCAACGTGGGGGCCGGCATCGACCTCGCGAACCTGCAGCAGCGGGCCGACGAGTTCGGCGTCAACAGCTACTACCGGGCACTCGGGTTCTAGGAGGCGCGCATGGCGGGTTCGGATATCGCAGCCGCGATCATGGGCGCCCTCGACGGGGGCCTGCGCGGATACGGCCAGGTGCAGCAGCGTCGACGCCAGCAGGTCGACGACGAGGAGGAGCGGCGGCGGCGCGGGGTGGATGAGCAACTCCGGTTGCGCGATCTGGCGTTGCGTGAGGCGGCGGCGGGGCGGGCGGCGGATCGCGAACTGCGCACCGACTACGAACAGGTGGTCGGGAAGATGCCGGCCGGCACGGCGTTCCAGCCGAACACGGTCACGGACCTGCGGGCCCTCGGCATGGGGGAGATGATCGACGAGGCGGGCACGCAGGTGAACACGCCCGACGTGCTCGGCCAGCAGGACCTCGGGCTGCCGGCGCCGATTGCGCCGATGACGGGGGCGCCTTCGAGGCGAGAGACGGCCACTGAGCAGGCGGCGCGCATGACGGCGCAGGGCGAACGCCAGCAGGCGGGCGCGCAGGACATGGCGGCACGCGGGGCGATCAACAAGGCGCCGGTGCATCTGCGGGACTGGATGTCGACGAACTACGCGGCCACTCGGAAGCTGCCGGCGACGCAGCCGGAGGACTACACCAGTCCGCAGGACAAGGCGGCGCAGACGTTCGATGCCTGGAAGCGGCAGCAGGATTACAGCCACGGGCAGAACGTCGCGGAGATCAACCTCCGTGAGGGGCTCGTGCGCTCGCGGCCGGACACCGGCGGCGGTGCGGCGGGTGGCGGTGGGCGTCCGATCACGTCGGGTGACGCGAACACCATGGCCGACCTGGGCACGGCGCTCACGGACCTCGACGCGCTCGAGGCGGCGCTCACCGAAACGGCGGCGGCCACGGGCACGAGTGCCTATCTCGGATCGCAGGTGCCGAACGTCGTCACCGAGCTCACCGGCATCGGTGGGGCGGCGAAGTCTCGCCAGGCCGTCATTGACCGCGTCAAGCAGGTCATCGGCAAGGCGCTCGAGGGGGGCGTCCTCCGCAAGGAGGACGAGATCAAGTACACCAAGATCCTGCCGACCATCGGCGACTCGCCGCAGGTCGCATCGGCCAAACTGAACGGCTTGCGGCAAGCGATTGAGCGGCGCCGCGGCCAGCAGGTCGAGTCGTTGTCGGATGCCGGGTACGACGTGTCCGGCTTCGTGCGGCGGCAGGGCGGGGCGGCACCGGCGGCGCAGGCCCCGGGCGCGTCCTCGCGGGCGCCGGCGGGCCCGCGCAAGCGAATCAAGGGTGGCGGCGTGGCCGAACTCCGGAACGGTACCTGGGTGAGGGTCGAGTAATGCCGCGCCAGCCTGCCATCGGCGAACCGGTCGACCTGGACCTGCTCGAGGACGACGAGCCGCAGTACCGCACGCCTGTCCGGCGCACCGCGCCGTCGCTGCCTCCCGTGGGCGGCGCGGTCGATCCCGGCCTGCTCGAGGATGACGGCCCGACGGCGGCGGGGCCGTCGATGGTGCCGGCGTCGGGGATGGGTGAGGCACCGATGGTGCCCGCCTTCCGCACGCGCACGACGGCGGATCCGTCGATGCTCGACGCGATCGAGGCGGAGTCTGCGGGCGCCATCGGCGGCCTGCCGAGCACGCTGGCGCGCGGCTATCTCGACCTGAACATCGGCGCCGCGAAGGGCGTCGGACAGACGGTGGCGAACCTCGGGCGCCTGACGCAGAAGGTGCCAGGCGTCACGCGGTTCACGGACTGGCTCTACGGGCTGCAGCCGGGCGGGTCGGCGCGCGCGATGGACGTGGCGGACCAGGTCGTCACGCCGAGCAACACCACGCAGACGGTCGGCAAGATCGGCGAGCAGGTGGCGGAGGCCATCGTGCCGAGCAATGCCATCTCCCGGCTCGGGCTGAAGCTCGCCAGCAAGGCCCCGCAGGGCCTCGGGCTGGCGGCGCGGGCCGGCGTCGAAGCGGCGGGCGCGGCGGGGATCGCCACGGCGCAGGGCGCCGATCCGATGACGGCTGCGGGCGTGGCCGGGGCGCTGCCGGTGGCGGGCGCGGCGGTGCGGGCCACGGGGCGCGTGCTCGGGAATGCGCCGGCGCCGGTCAAGCGGGCGGCGGAGTTCATGCGCAGCCGCGGCGTGCCCGTGGATGCGGCATCGGCGACCGACAGCAAGGTGGTGCGCGGGGCGCAGTGGGCGGCGGATCGCACGCTCGGCGGGTCGATGGTCGGCGAAGCGGCGCGCACGGCGCAGGAGGAGGGGCTGGCGCGCGTCGGGCGGGAACTGGCGACCGAGGCCTATCCGGAGGGCGCGGTGGTGCCGGAGCAGGTCGGCCAGGGGATTCGCGATGCGGTTGGGAAGCGCATCCGGTCGGCGAACTCCAAGGCATCGCAGGCGTACGGGCGCCTGCGCGGCATCGAGGAGCAGATGGTGGAGGAGGTGCCGGCCACCGTGCGCGCGGGCGCCGACGAGGGCGGCGCCATCTTCCAGCCGAAGAGCATGTCGGACGCCGACCTGTTCGCGGACGTGCTCGAGGACGCGAAGCGCAACGGCTACGACGGGCCGACCAGCGAACTGCGGGCGCGGCTGCGGGAGAAGGTCTCCGAGGCGCAGGGGCTCGTCGACGAGGTGAGCAACGGGAACTGGGGCCGGCGCGTGCTGCAGTTCATCTCCGACAACGGCGGCGTGGGGGTCGCGGAGAAGGACCTGTCGGGCGAAGCGGCGCGGCTGCGGGAAATGGTCACGCAGGCGAAGGCGAACACGCGCGTCCAGGGCGCCATCGGCGGCGTGCGCGGCGTGGTGCGGCCGAAGGCGGGGCTCACGGTCGACCAGATGATGGAGCGCTTCAGGGCGCATCCCGAGTTCGGCCCGTCGTTCGCGGATCTGCCTGACTCCGAACTCTTCAACATCATCGAGGAAGCGGCGGAACTGTCCAGTGGCATCAAGGTCACACCGGCCGGCGCGTTGGCGCAGGTCGGCGTGCGGCCCGGGCGGGCCTGGTGGACGGAGGCGAGCGCGCTGGCCGGTGATGGGTCGGAGGGGTCGGCGCTGCAGCAGCTCGCGCGCGGGCTCGGCCAGGGTGGCGACGAGACGACGCGGTCGGTACCGCTGCCGGTCGATATGCGGCCGGTCAAGGAGTCCCTGCGGCCCGTGATCGAACGCCTCGAGCGCGAACTCCCGCCGGCGCAGCAGGGCATGTCTCGGCCGTTGCACGCGATCCGGTCGATCCTCGAGGGTGAGGACTTCGTGTCGGCGTCGGCGGCGGACGCCGGGCTCAGCGAGCTCAAGCGGCTGTCTCGGTCGGCGGCCATGCCGGAACTGCGCAACCGTGGCCAGGGTCTCGCAGCGAAGGCGGTGAGCGACCTCGAGACGGCGGTGCAGGCGGCGGTGGCGCAGGGTGGGCCGGCGGCGACGGCGGCCCGCAACGCGGGGCGGGCGGCCACCAAGGAGAAGTATCGCGCCGCGGCGGTGCTCAAGAAGCTCCGAGAGGAGCCGGTGCAGGTCTTCAACCAGGCGATCTGGCGCAACGACACCGGCATCAAGCAGCTCGAGTCCCTCGCGAAGGTGGCCCCCAAGCAGATGCGGCAATTGGGGCGCGCCTACGTGGACGACCTGATGAACACGGCGACGGCGCAGGGGCGCTTCACGGGCGGCGCTGGCCTACACCAGCGGTGGCAGTCGCTCGGCCCGCGCACCAAGGCGCTGATGTTCCCCGACAAGCAGCTCCGGGAGAACCTCGACAGCTTCTTCCTGTTCGCGCGCAAGAGCGCCGAGAATCCCAACCCGTCCGGCACGGCGTTCGTCGGCGGGCTGTCGGCACAGGGCGCCTACATGGTCATGGACCCGGTGGGCGGGGTGCTGATGCAGATCCCAGCCTGGGGCCTCTCGAAGTTCCTGCACTCCCGGAAGGGTGTCGACCTGCTGACGAGCGGCATGCGGGTGAACACGCGCAACGAGGCGGCGGCCGGCGCGCTGGCGGCGCAGATCCGGTCCTTCGCGGCCAGCAGTGGCGTGCCGGTGGAGCCGGTGCGGGGTGGGACGTCGCAGGAGTCGCGGGCGCCCTCACCGGTGCGGCAGCAGCAGGCGCAGCAGGCGGCGCGGGACGAGGCGGGACGGTTCGCGCCGGCGCCGAAGGCGCGGTCGGCGTCGCAGGCGCTCGGGCTGCGGATGCGGCCGGCGCCTACAGGTCCCGATGGCCCAGCAGCCCCCGCCCGAGGCCGTATATGAGCGGCGCGCCGAGAAACCACGCGGCTCCGAGTGGGCCCCACGTCAGCACGAAGTGGCCGATGAGGAGGTACGCGCCGAAGGCGGCCAGGCCGTACCGCAGGGCGTTCCACATGGACGGCCGGCAGTCTAGCGCGAGTGCCGCGGCGTGCGGCGCTCATCTGAGTTTCGCCCGGTTGACCCCGGGCGGGTCCTCCCTTGCGCCGTCATGGCGTCGGACCAGCGGCGTAGGTCGCTGGAATGGGCCCGACGCCTCCACGACGGGCGCCCGCTCGGGGTCTTCGTATGCCGACTGACATGACGGGGCAGCAGGTACGTGCCGAACTCGACGACCGGCTCACGCTGGCGTGCACGGTGTTCGGTGAGGCGCGGCGGGAACCACTCATCGGGCAGCACGCGGTGGCGTGGGTGGTGCGGAATCGCCTGGCGCAGCCGCGACGGTTCGGGGACGGCTGGAAAGGCGTGTGCCTGCGGCCGGCGCAGTTCTCGTGCTGGTGGTCGTTCGGCGGCGTCGGCAATCAGCAGGCGGTGCTGGCGGCGGCGCGGCAGTTGATCGACGGACCCGTGCCGCGGCCCGGGTCGGCGCTGGCGCGGGCGCTGCAGGTCGCCGACGATGTGATGGCGGGCCTCGGTGTGGACCCCACCAACGGCGCGGACCACTACTACGCGCCGGCGGCGATGATTCCGCCGGGGCGGGTGCCGGTGTGGGCGGTGGGTAAGGAGCCGATCGCGGTGGTCGGCGGGCATCGGTTCTATCGGTTGGCTTCCCCTCGGTAACTCTCGGTCCTGGCCGGATTGAGCGTGGCAGTGCGTGTACTTCGAGCAGTGCTGATCGTCCTGGCGGCGATGCTGGCGCCCTCGGCAGCGACCGGGCAGTCCGTGTCCGCCGTGTCTATCACGGCGCCCACGCTGGCGCAGGCCAGTGAGTTCAGGGTCACGGCGCGCGGCGGCGCCTACGCGCCCAATCGCCTCGACGTCGTCAAGAGCGTCGCGGCTCAGTGCCCCGGTCTCGTCCTGCAGGATCACGCGTTCACCGACGCCGTGGTCATGGAGTTGCGCCGGCTGTTCCCGGCTGAGAACTGGGGGCGCAACGGCAAGCGGGGCAACCGCAACGACCCGTCTCACGACGCCATTTTCTTCCCTACCTCGCAGAGTCCCTTTGGCGGCGCGGTAATCGACATCATCGGCAGCGCGGGTGCGCCGAATGCCTCGCCGGCGTGGATCGACCAGACCGACCCAACGATCGCGGCTGGTACCACGGGGGTGTGGGTGGCTCCGTCCGGCCGTTTCCCGGCATGTCTGTCAGATGGTGATGGGGGCGTCGATCCGGTGAGACCGCCTCCGCCCGTCGTGACGCCTCCGCCGGCGACGGTCGACCTGGCGCCGGTGCTGGTGGCGCTGGCGAAGCTGCAGGCCGACGTGGACGAACTGAAGAACCGCCCGCAACCAGAACCGGCCCCTCCCGACTTGGGTCTCGTGAACGAGTTCGTGGACGACATGATCGGCAATGGCCCTGGCGATGACGCGCCGAACCACATCACGGACATCCTGCAGCGGCTGGACGCCAATCGCGCCGAAGTGCTCGCGGCCATCGAGCGCGTGTTCGCCTGGCTGCGCTCGCGCGGCGCGCTGAGGTTCTGACGATGACGCCAGTGGACCAGAGCAAGCTCTATCGGCCTGACGCCTCACACCGGGGCAACTGCTTCGCGGCTGCGCTGGCGTCGCTGCTGGACGTGCCGCTGTGGATGGTGCCGCCATTCGAGGAGATGCGCGAATCAGAGTGGGAGGCGCGCACGCAGGACTGGCTCCGCCGGTGCTTCGGCGTGCAACTTGTACGCACGTGGCCAGACGACAACCCGGTGCTGCCGGAGTTCTACATCGCTTCTGGCGTGTCGCCCCGTGGCGTTCGGCACTCTGTCATCTACAGCGGCGGCGCGCTAGTGCATGACCCGCATCCGAGTCGTGCGGGCATCGCGGAGGTTGAGTGGAACTGGCATATGGAGGCCGTCCATGGGTAACTCCACACTCCGCGCCATCGCGGTCTCCATCGTTCGTGCGGCCGTCGCGATGCTCGGCGCGTACCTCGTGCGCTGGAACTTCGTCGACGACTCGCTGATGCAGGAGGGCGCGTCGGTGCTCGCCTTCCTCGTAGTCGACCGGGCGTGGGAGTTCTGGCTCCTGCACCGGACGACGCTGTACCAGCGGTGGCTGGTCGTCCTTGGCCTTCGGAACAGTCCGGACACGCCCACCTACAGAGTGCAGGACATGGCGCGCGAGAACACGAAGGACGGGCTCCAGCCGTGACCGAGCCGGCCGTGCCGATCGTGGCGGCGATCCCGGTGGACGCCTACCGGGACCTGCTGCAGCTCGCGGAGGTCGAGATCGGCGGGTTGTCGCGCACGGGCGTGCGGCTGGCCTTCGACATCACGGAGGCGGCGGGCGCCGAAGTGCGGGCCGTGGCCACCGTGACGAAGGTGGCCGGCGGGCGGCTGGATGCGGGCGTCAAGGTGACGTTCCGGGGCAAGCCGACCAGCTACGGCGGGTACATCCAGTGGACGCGGGAACGGTGAGATCGGCGGGTCTGCTCCCGCTACGCTCACGCTGGCCGGGAGCGTCGTTGTAAAACGTTCCCCTGTCGGCAGTTGCGGCGGCACGTCACGGCGTTCGCAACGCGGAGGTCGGGAGTTCGAGCCTCCTGCCGTCCACCACTGAAATCCTTGGGAAAAACGCACAAGGGCGCCTGCAATCGGGCGCCCTTTCGCGTGTCTGCCACTCCCGCTCCGCTCCCGCTCACCCACGCGACTCCACGGGAATCCACACACGCCGTCGGATCCTGCTCCCGCTACACTCCCGGGCGTACACTGTGCCGATGGGGAACTTCTTCAATCGGGTCGCCGGGGCGGAACTGGCCGAAGCCGCGGCGGATGCGACCTACATGCGCGAGCGGATGCAGGCGGGCGCGACAGCCGAAGAGGCAACGGCCGGACTCCTGCGATGGCGGGCCGAGCACGGACACCCTGTGCTCGATGAGGCCGTGCGCCAGAACGCCGCCGACGCGGCAGCGATGGGTCTGCCTCGGGTGTCCGTCATCGTTCGCTGACGGTCTCGACGGCCCGGCGCTTCGCCTCGCTGGTGGGATGCACGTACCGCATCAGGAGCCGGATGTCCGACCAGCCGCCGAGCTCCTGCACGGTGCGCAGGTCGACGCCGGCGGCGATCATGCGCGACGCCCCGGTGTGCCGGAAGCTGTGGAACGTGATGCCGCCGTGCTCACGGCCGAACGTCACGCCAGCCCGGGCACAGGCCCGCTCGAGGACGTTGCCGACAACCCCGCGCCAGTCGCGCGCCAGCGTGGCCGTGCGGCGGTGGGCGAACACGTAGACGGGGTCTCGGTCGGGCATGCCGTCCAGCGCGGTGCGCAGGCGGGTGCTGATCGGCACCTTGTACGTCGTCCCGTTCTTGGTGCGTCGGAACACGAGATGCGCGCCACGGTCGTCCCGCCAGGTGAGGCCGAGCAGGGAACTGAGGCGGGCCATGGTGTCGATCGCGGCCAGGACGAGCGCGCGGTCTCTGGGGTCGCTCAGGGCCTCGAGCAGGCGGGTCTCCTCCTCGTGGGTGAGGACCCGGACCTCGTCGTCGGCGGCGTCGGTGCCGGCGGGGCGCTTCGCGGGCAGCCGGCGCATGCCGGCCACGGGGGACGTCTCGAGGTAGGCAGGGACGGCCTCGCGCAGGAGGGACTTGAGCAGGTCGAGCTCTCGGTTGACGGTGGCGGGCCGCACGGTCTGACTGCGGCGGGTCATCCATTCGCGGACGCGGTCGCGGGTGACGTCGGCCAGCGCCAGCGGCCCGAAGGTGGCGCGCAGGGTGGTGAGGATTTCTCGCTCCCGGACGGCGCCGGCCTGGTGGGCGCTGACGTGCGCCTCGTACCAGTCGGCGAACCGCGCGAACGTGATGGCCGGGCGGGCGCCGGGGAGCGCGTACGTGCCGCGCGCCAGTTCGGCCATGCGGACCCGGTACGCGGCTTCGGCCAGGTCGCGGAGGGCCTTGCGCTGCGCCGCGGTGGGCGCCTCGTGGCGGATGGCGGTGCGCTCGCGCAGCCCGGGCTGTCCGGGGCGCTCGAGCCACAGCCACCACCACGGGGAATCCTTCCGGGTGTAGACGCCCACCGACTACTGCACGGCGCGGGTGAGGCGCTCGAGGCGGGCGGTGTGCACGCGCAGTTCCTCGTGGATGCGGGTGAGCGTCTCGAGCTGGCGGCGCTCGTAGTACACGAGCATGGCGAGGCCGAGCACCAGCAGCCACACGCCGGTCCATGCGCGGTCGCGGTCGGTCATCCGGGGATCTCCCGTTTCACGCGGATCCAGAACTCTACGCGAATGCCGTCGGGGTGCGGGAAGGCGTGCGCGATGTGGCAGGTGCCCTCCTCCGAGAAGTACACGGCCGAGACGAGCCGGCGCTCCTGCATGGCGCGGCGCATGGTCTGCCCGATGGTGTTGTCGTAGACCTGCGGGTAGAGGTCCCACACGTTGCGGCCGATGATGGCGCTGGGCTCGAGGCCGAGCATGTCTAGGGCGGCCGGGTTCGCGGCCAGATAGCGCCAGTCGGCCCCAAGGACAACGCATGGGGCGGACAAAAGGGCAACATCAGGTTGACCAATGTCGGTGGCTGTTCGTGGTTGAGCTGGCGTGCGTTTCTTTCGAGTAGCCGCGAATAGGTGCGCGGCCCCCACTATCCGACCTTCCGCTTCTGCGCGTGCTTCTGCGGGGGGCGCGACACCAGGAACGTTTCCGCCAGCGCATCGACCGGCCGCGGCATCTTCGCCGTGCGGACGCCCTCGAGGAACGCCTCGATGGGCACGCCCAAGGTCTGAGACAACAACTGCAGGGTGGGCAGGTCGGGCGGGAAGATGGCGTTCAACAACGCCTGGATGCGTGGCCGGCTCAGGCCGAGCAGGCGCGCGAGCTCCGAATTGTTGTCATGACCGAGTGATCGCGTGAGCGCGAACAGGCGGTCTCCGAAGCACGTCACGCCGGGATCGTTGCCGATTCCGATTTCTGTTGACAACTGTGCAGACTGTCCGTACAGTACGGACATCATGACTCTGCACACCGTCCCACGGAACACCCTGCGGGTGCGACGGGCCGAAAAAGAGGTCGCTCAGTACGACGTCTCGGTGGCCATCGGCATGTCCCGTGATCGCTACTGGCGCATCGAAAAGGGCTACGCCGTCCCCACCGATGAAGAGCGCGAGGCACTCGCGGCCTACTTTGGCGTCGCGGTCGACACGCTGTTCCCGACTCCGGTGGCGCTGGAGCAGGCATCGTGAGGCGCGCACAGGCGGTCCAGTTCAGCGGTGAGCGCGGCCAGGGCGCAGCGCAGGCGCCGACGCAGGCGGGCCACCTGTCGCGCGCGGGCTTCGATCACCGCGTGCTCGCGACGCAGCGGTATCTCTCGCTCGACGAAGCGGCGGACTACCTGCGCTTCCCCTCGCCCAACGCCTTCTGGATGTGGGCCAAGCGGCAAGACCTCCGGCCCTGCAAGGCTGGGCGGACCAACCTCTATCTGAGAGCAGACCTCGAACGATGGGTGGAGACGACGCACGGCGGAATCGGCCAGGACTCGCATGCCTCGCAGGGTACGGCGCGCGCCAGCGCAAAAGTCCTCAATCTGCATTCGGGGAAGTGAGGTCATCCATGGGCGTCCCCTTCGCCTCCGGGATGAATGAAGACCACGAAACGCGGCAGCGTGAGGTGCTCGACCTGCTGCGTGAGGCCGTGATGCGGTCGGTGGGGTCGCAGAAGGCCGCGGCGATCGAGATGGGCGTGGACAACTCGCTCCTGTCGCGGCAGCTCGCGGGCACGGAGCGGCTGTGGATCGGCCAGATCGCGAAGTCGCCCGACGTGCTGGCGGAGTTCGCGGTCCTGCTGACCGAGTACTGCGGGCACGAGGTGCGCCGCGCCAACAACAAGCAGCGACAGACGCGCGAACTGCGCGACGCCCTCTCGCGGGTGGTGTCGCTCCTCGACGAAATGGCAGGGGAGTGATGGCGGAGAACCGCTACACGCGCGTGTTGGCCACGTACCGCGAGACGTCCCGCGACGCGCTCGAGAGCGTGTGGGCCTCGCTGCCGGCCGTCGATGCCGACATCCTTCGCGCCATCGAGACGGCGGGCGGCGCCACCAGCGACGAGATCGAGCAGCGCACCGGCATGAAGCATCAGACGGTGTCCGCGCAAATTCGACACATGGTCGAAGCGGGCCTACTGGTCGACAGCGGGGAGCGCCGCGCCAACGGCAACGGGCGCAAGTGCATTGTGTGGGCGCTTGCTCCGAAGGTGGCACCGGGCACGCCTGGCTACCTCGCGAGTCTGCCTGCCGTTGCGAGCATCACGGGACGCGCAGTGCGGCCCATTCCTGACAGCACGCCGGCGGCAACCGGCCTGTTGTTCTGACCCCTGAAAGGCACAGACATGCACAACCTCCACACCCCTACAGCCGACGCAGTCACGGCCGTCGACTGGTCCCGCTTCGACGCCTCACTTCTCGACATCGGTCGATCGACGATCCGTCCTGATGTCCGCGTGATGACGTCCTGGCTGCCGACGTACGGCCACGCCGAGACGCTCGTGGACGCGCCCGAGCACCTGGTACGCGCGCTCGCGCTCGAGGGCTACGACACGGTCACCTACGCGCACCGGACGGATGCCCTTGCGGGCCACGCGGAGATCGTCCGTCGCCTGACCGATCTGGTCGATGCGGAGGCGGCATGAGCGGCCGATGGCTGACGTTCTGGTGCCGCCTGTGGAATCACGGCGAGCCGTTGTGGGCGGTGCGGTCGGCGGGCGTTGGTTTCCAGTGCCCGGACTGCCAGCGGTTCCGCGTGTCGCCGGTCCTCAACGAAAGGCGGGTGATCTGATGGCGTCGGCCTGGCACACCTCGGAGGACCCGCGCGAGTTCAGTGATGCGCCGCTGACGCTGGCCTGCGATGGCTGCGGGCGGGACGTGACGCTGGCGGCGGAGGACTGGCACGACAACGACGCGATCTACTGCACGCGCTGCGTGGCTGAAGCGATCACCGCGCCGCATCCCGTCCGCGACTGGCCGGAGGACATCCCGCCAGTGGGCAACGGGGAACGTCGCCCACTGGCGCAGGTCCCCCAGGACGCACCAGGCACCAGACGTGACGCGGGGAGAGACCCCACAGACGAATCGAGCCGAAACGGCGGCAACCGTTCCGGCTCACAACAGCCCTGCAAGGAGGGCCAGATGCACAGACCATTTAAGGGTACCAGACCGGAGACCATGGCGGAACGCGAGACACAGATCCTCGATGGCCTGCGGATGGCCGATCTCCTGCTCGCCAGCTTTGGACGGCCCGTCGGGCACATCGACGTTGCCGCGCTGGTCACGCTCCGAACGCTGCAGTGGGCCGACGACAGCACGACGGTTGGCGAAGTGCGCCGCATCCTTTCGGCCATCCCTGACGGCCCCGCTGATCGGGTGGTGGGCTAATGTCGCGCACGCTCTTGCTCATCGATCTCAGCAGCATCGCCGTGCCCATCTACAAGATGAGCGGCAACGAGGCTGATCCGAACTACACCGCCACGCAGACCGTGGCCCGCGTGCGGTCACTGGCGCAGGGCGCTGACGCGACGGTCGTGTGCTGCGACTCGGGGCGTTCGTTCCGTCACGAGGTGTCGGAGTCCTACAAGGCGAACCGCCCGCCGTCGGAGGCGCCGCTGCACCACCAGATCGGCCTGGCGTGCGAGACGCTCAAGGCCGAAGGCTTCCCGGTGTGGTCGGTCAAGGGCTTCGAGGCTGACGACATCATCTCGACGGCGGTGCATCGCGCGCTCGAGGATGCCGACGACGCTGAAGACACCTTCGTCAGCATCGCCAGCGCCGACAAGGATCTCCTGCAGTTGGTGGGGTGGCACGTCACGGCGAAGTCACTGCGCGACGGGTCGGTCATCGACGACGCGGCAGTCTTCGCCAAGTTCGGCGTGAAGCCCGAACAGATGCGCGATTACCTCACGCTGGTCGGTGACGCCTCCGACAACATCAAGGGCGCGAAGGGCGTCGGACCGAAGACGGCCGCGGCCATCCTCGCCAAGTTCGGCACCCTCGACGCCCTCTACGCCGACCTTCGTCCGGGTGCCGATGCGCTGACGGCGCGGGCCCTGGGCCTGACGCCTGCGGTGGCAGACGCCCTGCTCGAGTTCGCGCCCTTCCTCGACGAGACGCGACAGCTCATCACGCTGCGCACCGACGTGCCGCTCCCGTTCGAGGACGCGTGGCGCCCGCGCGTGGTCGCGCCCGCTGAGTCCTCGCCCATGTTCGCTGAACCAGAAACCTCCGCCCCTGCCATGTCCGAGCCTGCCGAAGTCGTCACCGCGACCGTCGTCGACGAGTCGCCCGCCCCCTCACCAGCGCCGGCCCCGCCAGCGCCCGCGCCGAAGCCGATGGCCGACGTGACGCCGATGCCGGCGCCGGCGCAGTCGTCTGCGCTGTCGGTGGTTGCGCCGGTGGAGTTCTCCAAGCAGCTCGAGCCGCGCACGCTGAACGAGGCGGGGCAGCTCGCGAAGTGGGTCCACGAGTCGCGGCAGTTCTCGGCCTACGGCACGCCCCAGGCGGTGCTGGCGACGGTCCTGGCGGGCCGTGAGCTCGGCCTGCAGGCGATGGCGTCGCTGCGCAGCATTCACATCATTGAAGGCAAGCCGACGCTCTCGGCCGACCTGATCCGCGCGCTCGTCATGCAGTCGCCGACGTGCGAGTACTTCCGCTGCACCGAGCGTACCGAGACGCGCGCCACCTTCGAAACGAAGCGCCGCGGCGACCCGCCGATCGCGCTGTCGTTCACCATTGAGGAAGGCCGCGCCGCGTGGAAGAAGGACGACGCCGCGTGGAAGAAGAGCGGCTGGGGCACGTTCCCGGCCGACATGCTCGTGGCCCGCGCGTCGGCCAAGCTCGCGCGCCTGGTGTACCCCGAAGTCTGCTTCGGCCTCTACACGCCGGACGAACTGACCGACGGGAGGGCCGCATGACCCCGTACGAGTCGGAATCGCTGTCGCTGCTGCGACAGATCCTCGCCGCGCTGCAGGCCGGCGCGATCACATCGCCGTCGCAGCCGTTGGCGTCGGTGACCATCGCTGATGATCGCGACCTCGACAGCCAGTGGGGCGACGAAGAGGTGCGAGTCAGCCCGCGAGACTGGACGGGCGAGCCCATGAAGGGGCGGCGCATGTCGGAGTGCTCGCCCGCGTTCCTCGACATGCTCGCCGACACGCTCGACTACTTCGCGCGCAAGAACGAGGCGAGCAACGCCCTGACCGCGGCAGGCAAGCCCAAGGCCGTCTATGACCGCAAGGGCGCCGCGCGGGCCCGTGGATGGGCAGCGCGTCTGCGGAGTGGGTGGCAGCCGCCGTCCTTCGACGCCAGCGGGCCGCCGATCGAAAGCTACGGCGGCAGTTTCTTGCCTGGCACCACTGGCACCGACGACGACATCCCTTTCTGAGGAACGAGCCATGGGCAAGAACGAGCAGTGGAACCACGCGCACACGGAGCGGCGCGTCATCGACACCCGACAGATGCGCTGCCTGCTGACGCGGGACGAGCGCCTCGAGCGCGCCGACGCGATGGCGAAGGCGCAGCAGGATTTCGAGGCCGAGGAGGACACGCAGAAGGAGATCAAGGCGCAGCTCAAGGCGAAGCTCGAGAGCCTGAACGCCAAGCGGTCCGAACTCGCCCTGGTGGTCTCCTCGGGGGCCGAGTACCGGCCGACGGACGTGGAGACGATCTACGACTTCGTGTCCACCACGGTCACCGAGGTCCGCACGGACACCGGCGAGACCATCAGCACGCAGCGCATGACGGAGGCGGAGCGGCAGATGCCGCTGCCGGCGTAGCCATGCAGCCGTTCTACCAGGACGAAGCAGTGACGCTCTACTGCGGCGATTGCCGGGACGTGTTGCCGACGCTGGCGCAGGTCGATCACATCATCACCGACCCGCCCTACAGCGAGCACGTCCACGGCAAGAGCAGGGCTGGTGCGCGTGTACTGGCTGGCGATGGGCGCGCGGCCGACTTCTCTCGTGCCGTTGACTTCGGCTTCGAGTCGCTCTCGCCTGAACTGCGCGCCGTGTGCGCCAGCCACTTCGGCGGCATCGTGAGGCGGTGGGTGCTTGTGTTCTCAGACGTCGAAAGCACGGGGGATTGGCGGGGCGCTCTCGTCGCTGAGCGCATGGACTACTGCCGAACTGGTGCGTGGATCAAGATTGGAGCCACGCCGCAGTTCACGGGCGACCGTCCCGCTGTCGGCTTCGAAGCCATCACGATCTGCCATCCAAAGGGGCGAAAGAGGTGGAACGGCGGCGGACGTCACGCCGTGTGGTCGCACCCTATCGTCACCAATCGGGGCGGCAACGACCCGCGTGTCCACACGACGCAGAAGCCTGAGTCGTTGATGCGCGACCTTGTGTCCGACTTCACCGACCAGGGCGACATCATCCTTGACCCGTTCGCCGGCAGCGGCACGACGCTCGTGGCGGCCAAGCGGCTCGGCCGGAAAGCCATCGGGATCGAACTCAGTCCGGCCTACTGCGATGTCATCGTCCAGAGACTCCGCCAGGGCTCGCTGCTGTCTGGTGAGGTGGCGTAGCCATGGCCGAAAACCCCTACATGAAGCTGTACGGGCGCGACTACCTCGCGTCCACGCGGCATCTCACCTGCGCGGCACGGGGCGCCTACGTCGACCTGCTCATCCTGGCGTGGTTCGACGAGGGCGTCCCGGCCGATCCGGAGATCCTCCGTCGCATGGTCGGCGCGGAGCCGAAGGACTGGCGCGGCATCTGGCCGCAGCTCGAGCCGAAGTGGCCCGTCTCCGCCGACGACAAGCGACGCAACCCGCGGGAAGAAGAGGAACGAGCAAAGGCTCGACTCGTGAGCAGCAAACGGAGCGAGTCGGGGAAGGCGGGCGTTGCTGCGCGCGCGAAGCAAGCGTCAAGCAAACCGGAAGCAAACGGTCAAGCAAACGCGAAGCTGTCAGTAGCAGTAGCAGATACAGATCACCGATCGGATACCCAGAGTGTGTCTGACGTCGTACGGGGATCGGCCCCTCCGGCGCCCGAGACACACACACCACCGACCGGGCCTGACGTCACGGCGTGGGGCCCGACGCCTGCGCGGTCGCACTCCCCGGCCAACGCCTGGCAGGGCACTCGCAAGGGCCTCAGCGTGCCGCAGTTCCTCCACGACGAGCTCGTTTCGCGGATGGCCACGCCCGACGATGCGGCCCTGCGGGCGTGGTACGCCGAGACCGAACGGGCCTTCAACGGCCGCGCCATCGGCGAGACGAACCTCCAGTTCTGGCGGGCCCGGTTCGCGGAGTGGCAGGGCGTCACGACGCTCAAGCCGGTCAAGGTCGTCGGCCTCACCGGTGGGGGCGTGGCGCCACGCACGACGCCGGAGCCGGTCGCCGTCACCGACCCGGACTACCGCGGCAAGCCGCACCGGTTCGTCTGCAGCCACACGCCCACCTGCGCCCGCTGGCCCGAGCACCGCGACCGTGACGCGGAGACCGTGAGGAACGCATGACGGTCGGATCGCTGTTCTCCGGGATTGGCGGATTCGACCTCGGCTTTGAGCAGGCCGGCTTTACGGTCGCGTGGCAGGTCGAGGCCGACGCCGCGGCGCGCAAGGTGCTGCGCCATCGCTGGCCGACCGTGCCGATCTTCGACGACGTGCGAACGGTCGGCGCGCACAACCTGACGCCGGTCGACGTGCTGGTCGGCGGCTTCCCTTGCCAGGATCTCTCTGTGGCCGGCAAGCGCGCCGGGCTCGACGGCGGGCGCTCTGGCCTCTTCTACGAACTGATGCGGATCGCAGTGGAGCTGCGGCCGGAATGGGTGGTCCTTGAGAATGTCCCAGGGCTCCTTACCTCTCACGGAGGACGAGACTTTCACGCCGTCCTTGCGACGCTGGCCGAGTGCGGGTTTCACGACCGGGCCTACAGGATTCTGGACAGCCGGTACTTCGGAGTCGCCCAGCGACGCCGCCGCGTGTTCATTGTCGGCCGTGCTGGAGCCGAGTTCGGCCGTGCCGCCGCGGTTCTACTTGAGCAGTCGCGCGGCGGCCGGGATTCTGCGGCGCGCGGCGAAGCGGGGGCGCGTGTTGCCGCAACCCTTAGAGGACGCTCTGCGCGGCCTGGCGTCAACGTCCCCGGACGCGGGGGCGAAGACGACGAGAACATCGTAACGGCGTGGCAGTCGTCGCAGTCGGGCCTGCGCATGCACGACACGGCCGCGACCCTGGCCGCCAACATGGGCAGCCGGACGGGTCACGGCGTCATGCAGGCTCCCGTCGCGTTCAACTGGCAGAGCGGCGGCAAAACGATGTTCGGCTTCGGCGACACGACGACCGGCCTGAGCACGAGTCAGACTCCGGCGGTCTTCCAGCGTCACGGGTCCAACGTCGGGCCAATGGGCACGCTGCGCGCGGGCAACGGCAACGAGGCGGGCGGCGTGCCGTTCATCGCGGCCACGCTGCCCACGACGATGGGCAAGGGCGGGCAGGACAACTCCTGCATGGACAACCTGCAGGTCGCGTCGTCGCTGTCGGCCAGCATGGGGCACCACGGGCACAGCAGCCCGAGAGGCGACGGCAGCGACAACCTGGTCCCTGACCTTGCGCCATGTCTTGAGACGACCGCAGGCGACTACAGCCGCGCCGACGGCTTCGTCTCCATCCCGGTACAGGCGCAGGGCGTGCGCCGTCTGACGCCGCTGGAATGCGAACGCCTGCAGGGATTCCCTGACGGCTGGACCTGCCTCTGCCCGGCGCAGGGTGACACGGCGACGTGCGTCTGCCCTGACTCGCCTCGCTACAAGCAGTGCGGGAACGCCGTGACTGTGCCCGTCATCCGCTGGATCGCGGCGCGGCTGGCGCAGGTCGCGGCTGAAGCGCGGAGGGTCGCATGACGGGCCACCGCCTCCTCATCTGGATCGCCACAGCAGGCAGCGCCGGCGTCTCCGGCTCGGCCGTCTCTGCCTGGGCGCGCACGCAGGGCCACACGCCCAACGCCGCCAGCAAGGTCCTCAGCCGGGCCGTCGATCGCGGGCTCGTGTCCGTCGAAGGCGCCGGCTTCCGTTCCACCGGCCAGGCCATTCGCATCTATCGCCTGACCGTTACCGGCCGAGCGTCCCTCGGTCTGCAGTCATCAGAGTCACAGCAGGATTCTCGGATTCGGAGAGCGTCATGACCCCTGTCATGGTCGGGATGTTGGTGGGATGTTGGGTCGCAGCCGTGCTCGCCCTGGTCGGGTACACGGTGTGGAACTGGCGCCAGGCGCGTCGTCGGGATCGAGCGGTGCGGGAGCGGGAGAAGCTGGCGCGGTTGATCGAGGATGCGGGCGACGAGGGCCGCGGCGGTGAGTGAGACGCCCGCGCTCCCCGACCTCGACGCCCTCCAGCGGCTGGCGGAGGCGGCCACGCCGGGGCCGTGGTCGCTGGACACAGACGCCAACGACCAGCAGATGGTCCTTGCGGTGGAGGCCGACTTCTGGGTGGCGCTGTGCCCGCATCAGTGCGTGCGATCAATCGAGGTGCAGGCCGGGAAGAACGCCGCCCACATCGCCGCCCTCAACCCCACCACCACCCTCGCCTGGATCGCCGCCACGCGGGCGTTGGTGGCGGAGCGGGCCGACCTTGGCGCTCAGCTCTACGCGCAGACCGAGCGGGTCAAGCACCTGCTCGACACCATCGACGTGGAGCGCACCGGGCGCAAGGACGCCGAAGCCGCCCGCGACGCCGCGCGGGAGAAGACGGCGCGGGTGCGGGAGGCGCTGGAAGCGGCACGCCCGTACGTCCAGGAGTCCTGCTGGCCCGACAAGTACGCTGATGACCCAGCGGCCGAAGTGCTTGCCCGCATTGACGCCGCCCTCACGCCCACCCCGCCCCAGCCCGCGGCGCGGACGGAGGAGGGGCTGTGACCCGCCCTGAGCCTCTCTGCCGATGTGGGCACTACCGCGACAGCCACGGCTCACGCACCGAGCAGCGCGGCGGCCAGAAGGTGTACGTGCAGAAGTGCGAGCACTGTGCCTGCGAAAACTTCCTCGATCGCGAAGGGCCGCTGTCGAAGTTGCTCGACGAACTGGGACCAATGAAGTGGATGGTGGAGCGATGATCCGAGCGTTCCTGTCTGATGTGCTGTTCGCGTGGGAAGTGGTTCGCCGAACGTGGCGTGAAATGGGGTTCCTATGACCCGCGAAGCCGCCCACGCCGCCGCCCGCGCCCTGCTCGACGCGATGGCGGGGACGACGGAGGGGGAGTGGGAGGTGCAGGAGGACTACTACGACGGGCCGCTGTATCTGGTGGCAACACCGGACCCAGACATGGCCTTCGGTGTCAGTAGCGGGCGGCGAGATGCCGTCACTGAGCAGGCGAACGCCGCCTATATCGCCCGCGCCTGCCCCGTCCGCCTCGGGCCGGTGCTGCGGGCGCTGATGGGGGAGGACTAGATGGAATGGCAACCGATTGAGACGGCACCGAAGGATGGGACGCGGGTTCTGGTCGTGTCTGAGATGCGTGGCACCACGTACGCCGGCCCTATGCCACGCCGGTTGATGATCGCGGCGTGGATACAGACCCACGCGTGGAAACCGCATGGGGGGTGGAGCGATGGCGGCA